ATGTGGAATCCGAATACCAGCACAAGATATACAGCTAGTAAGAACCTATAATCCCCACCCCATAAGGCTTTCAGAGGATTGGTGCTTTTTGTTAAGTATTTATACATCTTATATCGTGTTATAGGTCATAACTAATAGTTATATTACTTGGCTGACCTCAGTGCTTTGGTTAATGCTTTCTTAAATTGTTTGTCATAAGTATTGCCAATATAGCCCTTACCTATCTTATAAAAATCAAATGGTTTCTTATCGTACTTCACGCTGTCGTGGAACTTTATGAGTAGTGTTGGTTGTTGTCCTTTCCTGCCCTGCTTCCAGACACCAGTAGCACCACCTATTGTTGCTATAAATTCTTTCTTACCTTTGACCAAGCCTGATCTTTTACCTGCGATGTTACCGAACTTATTAAGTCTTTTGTTTTTACTAATGGGTACTGGTATCTTCTTTGCACCACTTCTAACACCACCATCAATCTGAAACTTTAGATAGTCTGCTACCTCTGGTCTTATTCTAAGGACACCAATTTGTTTTGTTTTCTTAGCCTTATCAATTAAGAAACCTCTTTGTGTAAAGCCAACTGGTCTATCTAGCTTCTTCACAGTTTGTTTAGCCATTTCTTTTTTTAGACCAAAGAGTGTGCCATTGATAGCTTGAGCCGTAGCAAAAGGTATTTGCTTCTTCTGTACTTTGCTTAGACCTTTAGTGAATTGTTTGATGTTGTCTTTAATCTTGATCTGCATATTCTAGTTCTAATAATAATTCTAAATAATGTATGGCTTTAAGTATATCCTCTTTGCCGTTCTTATCTTTGTGTCTACACACATATTTAATTACTGCTGATTCGCAGTAGTTAAGTTTATTCTTCTGACAAAACTCAACAGGCTGCACATCATAATTTTTATAATGCGATCCTGATATTTGTTTTTCTAATGCGCTATCATCGCCTTCAAAGTTACACTTATCTTCCGTAAGCCAATCTATATTCTTTGTATCACTCATTTTACTACCTCTGTTACAGCCCCCTCTGAAGCCCTTTATTCCTGAACATATTATTTGTATCAACATATACCCCTCTTAGAGGGGGATATATGATACATATATATTCACTCTGTTTTTTTAACCCAACCTTCCTTTTTTGCCCATCTATTTATTTTAGTGTGTGATACATTGTAATTTATCTCATCTAATAAAGTTTCTTGTATCTTTCTCAGTGGCATACCAGCCTCAAAATGTTTTTTAGCTGTTGCCATTTGTTTCTTGTAAGGATTCTCTACGACTAAGATATCCCCATTCTTAATCTCAAACTCAACCTCTTCTTGCTCTAAAGCTGTCAGATGTCTAGCCTTTTCAAAGTGCCACTTAAAACCAAACTCAATATCACTGTCGTCATCGTAGTCAATTTCTTTCTTTTCCGATTCAACCTGTATTAACAAATCTAGGGTAACAGCCTTGACCATACTACCAAACAGCGCAGAGTTACCACCCACACTAGCAGTCTTTCTCGCATGATCTACAATCCAGACTGTAATATTATTCTGCCGACACCAATTCAAGAACGGCTGGACGTGTATAAGCCACTCTGTTGGGCTACTGAAATCATCAAAAGCAAACAAGGTGAAGATGTTGTCCATAACCACCACATCGTACTTATTGACTTCTATTGTGTTCATTAACTGCTGCATATTCTCTTTATCATCTAAAGTTCTGAGCATCATTTCAGGGTATTGCTTGTATTCAAATTTGCCAGTCTCGATGTTCATTTGTTTGAATTCAGGTTGTATAAACCTAGAGCAATAATGTAGATTTTGTAGAGCGTTAACCCAATCATCCATATTAGACAATTTAGGCTTCATCTTGAGGTAACGGCTCTGCAAGGATGAGGGCAACATTTCACCATCGACATATAGGATCTTACAAGCCTTTGGCACTTGGTAATAACCAAAATCCATACCCATAGCTAAATGCAACATCAGCTTTTGGGTAATATAAGACTTACCACTGCCTGATCTGCCATACAAGATCGTCTGTGTGCCACTATGCAATAAACCCTCAATCAATGGCTCTGGCACTGGATAGTCTTGCTCTAAGATTCTGCCTAATGGCTCGACCCAGAGCTTTGTACCTGAATCGTGAACCCTAGCAGCTTCGCCTATAGGAGATACATTTGATTGGCTGCTAGAGCTACGATCAGTCATTATTAAAATGGAATATCATCTTCTTTTTTATCTTCTACTACAGGCTGTTCGACCATTTCTGCTGGTTCGTCAAAGTCAGCAGGTTTATCGACCCATTGCATATAGTCTAATTTACCTTTGAAACCACTTGCGCCACTAGAGAAGGATATCTTCTCTGAGCCTGTGTATTTAAAACATGGCACTTTGCCCTCAACTTTATCTTTCCATGCGCTAGACATCGCCTCATCGAATGTCTGACCCTCTAATAGACCAAACCTTTGCCACAGATAAACACCTTTGTCTTTGATGTAGATTCTGGCTGAGAAGGCTCTCTTGTAATCCTGTGCCACTAATTCTTTAGCATTATCAGGTTTAATACCCACCTGCTGATCCCAAATAAACTGATACTGACCATCGTACTTGCCGTAGCCAGTTTGGAAATCTGTATCGATCAACATATATTCAAAATCTAAAGGCTCGACACCTTCAGCATTATTTACAACGAATTTACCAAGTCTAAAGTCATGCTTTATGTACATACCTAAACCTTCCTTATCATCTAATTCTAAAAAAGACATAATTACTCCTCATTCTCTTTTAACCAATCTTCCAAGACATTTGGAAAATGTTTCACAAAACTCTCAACATCAGCAAACTCTTCTAGCCCATGTTGGAATTGTTCCATATTGAATGCGATTCTTCTTTGGTTCGCATATATTAAAAATTCTTCTTTCATTTCTCCCCCTTCTTAAGATCTTGTTTTCTTAAATACCTTTTGTTTAGCACAATATCCTTTTCTGATCCTTTCAAAACAAACTTAGCTATGTGTCTGCCTGTGCCTTTACCCTCTGTGTTGTCCTCTATTGAGTGCCAACGCACATCACCTAAATTAGATATCTCTGCACCTGCTTCTATAAGCATCAAAACCCACTTATCTAATGGGTACACTAAAACCACATCTTTGCCTTTACTAGCTTCTTCTATGGCTTTTCTAACCCAAGCTGTTGCACCCTTTCTTTTGCCTTCGTGCATTATAGATCCGAAGGGTGGGTTGACATAATTAGACAAACCCCAATCACAAGTTAAACCATCAAAACCCTGTGGTAGTGGATATGGGCATGGATCAAAATCAAAATCATAAAGCTCATCTAATTCTGCATACAACATGGGTGGTGTTAACCAATAGTGTTTACCATCCTGTGCGCCCTTGTGAAACTTGTTATCTTCTACTTTTTTCTTTTCCACTTCTCCCCCTATAACCCAAACATCATAATGATGATTAGTGACCACATTACTAATAAAAATATACCTGCTGCTATATTTACCAAATCTTCTTTAGTCATACTTGTACCCCACTATGTATCTAAAGGCTTCGTGATGCCTACACTTGTCTCTCTGCATGACTAAACGTAGCGCCTGTTGCCAGAACTTGTCACCTCTGGCTTCTTTGCGCTGCACAGTCAATTTATTGCCTTGCTCTTTTGCCTCTCTCGCCAGAGCAAAGCATCTATCTGATAAACGTATTAGTCTGTCGATTTTTTGGTCAATCATAATGTGTCTAGATGTATGCTGTCTTGCTTGTTCTGAAATGCTTTGTCAAACCAGTCTTGTTTGTTAGGTTTCCACGATCTGTACATATCAATATCCCTTCTTAAACAATTCAAACATAATCTTAAAAGCCTTTTAGTAGGTTTTTTATTAGCATAATGATGCTTGTTAAGCATTTTTACCCAAGTGTTTCTGTGTTTTGTATTACAAAAGTGGAAACTGTTTACATATGTTTTGCCATCTCTTGTATCTGTAACATCATCAACTTTTGGCAGTTGATTCACAAGACCATTAGGGTTGTGTAAATGAAAGAGTATTTTGAATCTTACAGGCAAATCATCATCTGTTTTTAGATTATCTTTTACTAAGTGCATCAAGTTAATGTAATCTGTTGCAGGTGTAACACCATTATCCAAATCTTTAATATGCTTATTGTTTAAAGATTTAGCTTGTTTAAAAGTTAAGTTATTTAAGTTATTTAAGTTATTCATATATATCTCCTATACATACTATTATGCACACAAAACAATAAAAAACAACAATTAAATACAAATAAGTATATCTTTTTACATATATGACCCTATACTACTAATATGAAAAATTTAAAAACCTTGATGGTTACAGATAAAACGCACAAGAAACTAAAGTCCTATTGCCAAGCACACAACCTTAAAATGACTGGCATAGCAGATCAGATTATTAATCAATACCTGCAGAGCAAAGATGACAAAAGCAGTAGGTAAATTATCCAGCGACAATCACGCATCCTGTTCAGGGCTGCCAGTCTTGTATGGTGTCTCGCCTTATGAGACTAAAAACGAATATCTAAAATCAAGAATAGATGCTCGACTAGGTAAGGATGTTAGAACAGTGAAAGACAGTATGCCGATTGAGATTGGCAATATATTAGAGAAACCATTGATAGAGCTTACGGCTGAAAAGCTAAACTTGACGGATGTTGACCCTTATATCACTCGACCAGTTAAACACCCTGATTTCCCCTTAGAAGGCTCTATTGATGGTGTCGCTTATGCCTTAAACAATCTTGTTAAACCAGACAATCAGGTTATCTATACCGAAGATGACCAAGAAATAATGCTCGATGGCAAAGGCATTATTGAAGTAAAGACCACTAGACAAATACCTGAAGTTGATGGCAAACCACCACTGTTTAGAGGTGTGTTACAGACCAAAGCTCTCTGTGCAATATGTGGGTATTCGTGGGGGGTTGTGTCGACCCTACATAATACCAACGACTTTAAGATGTTCCTGTTGCGCAGAGACTTTGCCTTTGAAAAAGAACTTAAAGACATCATAAACGACTTTGAAAGACGTATCAAAGAGCAAGACTGGTATGCACCACAGGTCTTACCTGATCTACAAATCATGCACCCTGTTGGGGAAAAGGTTGAGGTTGATCTTAACGATGACGATTGTGGCTTTCATCTAGATCGTATCAATGACAACAAAGACAAGATTAAGTTATTGAATGAAGAGATAGAAAAGTCACAAATCTACATACAGACTAAGATGGGTGAAGCTGAGATTGGCATAAACGATAGATATAAAATCTCATGGGGGACAACGACTTACAAACCCCAACCTGAGAAAGTTGTACCTGCCAAAGATGGTTATACCATTAGGCGCAAGACGGCTACAGTTAAAAGGATTGAAGAATGAAGGTTTTAGTAGCTTGTGAATATTCAGGCATAGTTCGTGATGCTTTTACAAAAGCAGGACATGACGCAACTTCGTGTGATATTTTACCAACCGAATCAGAAGGCAAACATTATCAAGGCGATGTTTTAGATATTTTAGATGATGGTTGGGATTTGATGATAGCACACCCACCCTGCACACATTTATCGGTAAGTGGTGCAAGATGGTTTACTGAAGGTAAAAAACCAATGTATTTAAGACATGAAGCCATTGAGTTTGTAAAAAAACTTATGGATGCACCTATAGACAAAATAGCTATAGAAAACCCTGTGAGTGTTATATCTTCCTATATAAGAAAATCAGATCAAATGATAAATCCTTATCAGTTTGGACATAAAGAATATAAAAGAACTTGTTTATGGTTAAAAAATTTACCAAAACTAAAAGAAACTAACAATGTTAAAGAAGAAACCGATGCACTCCCTGATAAAGAAAAGCATAGAATTTGGTGGATAGGTGGTGGCAAAGGTAAAGAAAGAAGTAAATTTTATACTGGCATTGCTGATGCTATGGCAGACCAATGGGGTTAAACCTCTGACCAGTCCTTGTTATCCCATAAAATCGATTCTGCAAGTCGCCTTCTGACAAGCCCTTCCAAAATTTCGCCATTAGCTTTATTCCATCTTTTAATCTCGTGTGGTATATCTTCATACTCACCTGCATTTAATTTAACTAACAGGGTTGAGCTTAATAAATTGCCTACTCCTAAGTTATACACCCAAGCTACTAGAGCATCAAACTGATGTTGTTCTAGTGGCACTTTAACTAAATCAGCTATATAGCCTTCGTATTCCTCTAACTCAATATCGAGCATGACTTCTGCATAATGTTGTGACCAATGATCGTCTTTCTGCACATTCTTAGTATGTCCATAGCCGATTGTCCATTTACCTGCTGGACACTGATAAGCCTCTAGCTCACAACCTTCAAACTTCTTAATTAGGGCTTTGCCCTCTTCTGATATATTCATGTTATCCCCAAACTTTTACTTTCTTGCCACCCCAATACTCGACTGCGTGACCTTCTTTTATTAATTGTTGGCACATATCTACCCCATCTGGTGTGTAGGGTATGCCTAAGATTCTGCCGTATTTGCCTTTACCTAAACTCTTAACCATTAACTGTTCACCACATAATTCTTGCAGTCGAGCCTTTGCTGCTAAACCTAATGCTTTTTCAGCTAGGTTTCTAGTTCTTGATTCAGGGGTATCTATCCCTGCCAGTCTGACCCTTTGTTTGTGTAACCAAACCCCAAAACCTAAATCAATATGCACATCGATAGTATCGCCATCGACAACCCTGTCTAATGTGCAGTTATAGATAAATGCTTCAACCATGTGTATATATTTTTAAGGGCTTACTTTTCCCTTTAACCTTAATCGGTTCTAATGATTGTAACCTATAACCACAAAACTTTTCAGTTTGCTCACCAATTAAAATATCCACCCCTCGTTCTTTAGTAGCACTTTCTAACCTAGCTGCTGTATTTACGGCATCGCCTATGGCAGTATAGTCGAATCGTGATTCACTACCCATATTACCTAACACAGCTTGTCCAGAATTTATGCCAATACCAATACGAACTTCTAACCCTGCTTTTTCTATTTCGGCAAGGATCTCAATACCTGCTTCAACTGCTAATACTTCATGGTGTTGTAAGTCTATAGGTGCATTAAAGATAGCCATCATTGCATCACCTATATATTTATCAACCATGCCACCATACTTTTGTACTGTGTTGGCTTGTATCGTTAGTGCCTTGTTCATAATCTTAGCCACTTCTTCTGGCTCTAGCTTTTCCGATAAGGCAGTAAAACCTCTGACATCTGTAAACAAGAAAGTACAATAGCGCCTCTCACCCCCTAGCTTCAATAAACTAGGATCGTCTTGTAAGCGTTTAACTTGTCGTGGATCAAGATAATGCTCAAACTGTTTCTTGATCTGCTGTCGTAATTTGTATTGTTTACGGAAGTTCAGATAGTAAGCCACACTAGCTGTGACAAATTCAGCGATCAAAGTATAGCTAAAATCAAGCAAAACCCCCGCTCTAATCGTATAAAGACCATACGCAGCCGTAGAGCAAAAGATCACAGAAGCAAGGGTAATTGACCATGTAATCCCCATAAAAGAGCTTACAAGCCAAACAAGAAGGCACAAAATCAGCAAACTAGCCAATTCTGCTGTCAAATGCCAATAAGGTATGTAAGGGCTGTTAGGTATGAGCATAGATTCCGCTAAAGCAGCCTGAATCTTGTGTGGTTCTAATAAACCAACAGGTGTTGCTAGTTGTGGCATCACTCCTTTTGCTGTCACACCGACAAAGACAAAC